CAACCTGTGTATTTGAAGTCTTTGTTCCAATGAAATACTTATCGCTTTCATCGTTAAAAATGACTTTTACTTGCTCACCACTCAACAATTTATTCATTTTATTGAAAGCATCACGAAATTCTCTACTTCCTCTAGCTCTCAATTGATATTTAACAGTAATCGTTCTTGCAGGAGTTGTTTTATATCTGTAATAAGAACCATCCATTCCATCAATTTCTTGATCCGTAACTTCTGATTCCGTTAACTCACGACCTGTTACTGAAAGTGTTCGATAACCATCAATTTCATTTTCTAAAAATAAGCCATTGTATGACATGGCTTCTGTCGGTAGGTTAGTACCGACAATGCCACTGTTCACTGTATTTACGAATGCATACATTACTTGTTACCTCGCAATCTTTCGTTGAATTTAGAGTGTCTATCAAACTCATTCTGATTCGCTCTATATGTTGCACGTGCAAATTCACGATCATTGATATAAAGTGGTGTTTCAATCGTCAATTGAGCATTGTTCGTATATTCGTAATCAGGATTCATATCACTTACAATCCCTCCAAAAGCCATTTTAGGAGCATCTAACATTGGAAGATATAATAAGTCCTCTGAAGCTCTTTTTACGTCAGAATACATTGATTCAAGGCCTAGAACAAAACCTTTACCAATCCACATACCATCTTTTCTAGTAACTTTAGATGGAGAACCGATTTTAGCTTTTGCTTGAATAGCTGCATCCGCAGCAGCTGCTAAACTAGCGGCCGCAGATCTAACAGAACCTTCACTAGCTCTTAATCCATTTGCTAGACCTTGACCAATCATACGACCACAGTATTCTGCTCGTGATTGACATGAATTAAATGCAGATATAATTGATTGACAAGAACTTTTTGCAACTGATACACCTGTTTTAAGACCGCTTGATAAGCCTTTAGTAAATTTAGTTCCCATTGCAGTACCACTAGTTGTTGCTTTTGCTTCTGCATTTGTCATTGCAGTAACAATTGCATTGATAGAAGTTACTGATGCACTAGATGCACTTGTAAATGCACTACTAATTGTTGAAGCTACTGTAACCAACATTGCAATACTTGTTGCGGTAGCCATTACCTCACTTGCAATAGGTGCAATAGCTCCTGCAAATGCAGTCATAGCTCCACTTGCTGCAGTTAGTGGTTCTGAGATTCCACTTAATGAGCTTAAAGCATCTGATAATGATGGAATTGTTGCCGATAATGATTCAATACCTGCTTGAGTTGATACGATCATTGTTAATGCGGTTGCTAACGCCATCATTTGAGCACCAATATCGCCCATTCCACTTGATGCAGTTGCAATAGCTCCAATTCCTACTGCTACCGCTCCTAGACTGGCTCCCATATCAATTAAGTTAAGGCTCGTAATAATCTTGATTCCATTTGCTAGTTGTTTGAAACCTTTACCTGCATTTAATGCAGACTGTCCAATAGATTTAATCACTCCTGATACTGAATTTAAGATTCCACTTACTGTTTCACCAAATGATTGAATCACATTTGAAATCCCTTCAAAAACATCTTTAATAACTGGGCCAAAAGCAGAGACAACATCTGCAACACCTTCGAGAACCATTTGCAAGCCTTCACCTTGTGAACCGACTAATGCCATAGCAGCACCAGTGGCAAGAATAGCCGCTGCCAACGCTAACCATGTAGTTGGCGGTACCATTGCAATTGCAGTTCCTAAACCTGTAAATGCAGTTGCTAAGCCCTGGCCGATCCCTTGCGCTACTGTACTGATTGCAGTACCGAATGATTCAATAACAGTACCGACTCCTTCTAATGCGGATTTAATTCCATTTCCAAGTCCTTCAAATACATTACTGATTGCATCTCCTAGACCTGTGATGATTCCTTTTGCTCCTTCACACACAGAAGAAATAACATTTGAAATTCCTTCAAATGCTGAATTAATAATCTGAGCTGCTTTAGATGTTTTTTGTGCAGTTTGTATACTTGCATTTCCAATATCAGGTACACCACTTGAAGATGGGCTAGATGTTGGAGCACCTTCTGTACCTCCAACGCCTTTGATTTTATCCATGATTGATTTTAGCTTTGAATAGCCACTCTGTGCAGAAGCAACCACTCCACTAACCATGCTAGATACTTTGCTACCTACTTTAATTCCAACAAATGCTCCAGCCAATAATTTGACTGCACCTGCAAACTTCTTGACATCTTCTGTTTTAAGATTTGCTACAAAGTCTGCAATCTTACTTGTTACATCTTCTACTTTTGCAATGATATTTCCAATATCCTGTCCTAACTGTTCAAAGACTTTGCTATCCTGTAATTTATCCATTACATTTCCGATAGCATCTTTGATTTTATCGAACATTGTGATTGCATTCTGTACGGCATCCGTTTTCATAAAGCCATCATAGAATTGTTGGATCATAGCTTTTGCATTGTTCGCTCTGTCTGCTAACCAATCCATAGCTTTTGATACATTCTCCATGACTCCTGGTTTAAAATCCCATGTCAAACCATCGTCTTTAGTCTCCATAATTGAATTTCTGAAATCGTAGATTTTAGATTTAATCTTTTCTAGATTATCAACCAATCCTCCCATAGCTTTCGACTTCAACATATTGTTCATAGCAGACATGAATCCTTGTTCAAGGTTCTGCACTGCGCTTTTGATGTTGGTCATAGATGTTTTGATACCTTTAGAAGCTTCTAATGCAGTGTCTGCAAATCCACCTGTTTCAGTATCACATTCAATCATTGCATCATTAAACTGATCAAATGTAATCGTTCCGTTCTGCAATGCTGCATACAATTCATTTGCATTTCCACTCGTAATACCTAGTTTTTTTGCAACCTTTGTCAATGCAGGTGCCATTGTTTCCTGTAATGTTCTCCATGATTGCATATCTACTGTACCTTTAGCAAGCATCTGTGAATACTGTTGTAATCCACGTGATGCATCTTCAGAACTAGATCCACTTGCTAAAAACGCATGGTTCAATGCGATTGTAGTATCCGTTGCCTTGTCAATATTACCTGTAACGGCCGCCAATGATTTAGATGTTGTAACGACATCCGCCAAGCTCGTTGGTAAGCCTTGAACCGATTGATTTAACTTTGCAACACTCTTTTGAGATTGCTCAACTTCGAACCCCAAAGACTTCATTACTTTTGGATAGGATTGCATGGTATCAAATCTGTTTATAGCACCATCAAAAGACGAGCTTAGAACGTTCATAGACGTTCCTATAACTTTAGTGATTCCAACACCAGCCACAATAGATTTAACCCTATCGCCAAACGACTGACACGATCCTAAAGCTTTTTTCATTGTTGAGGTCATATTCTTGTCGGTTGCCGACAATATAGCCTCGACACTAAAACTTTCAGCCATTGTTATCCCTCCTTCTTTTGTTCTTTTATGAACTGTGCTAAGCCATCAAACTTGCTTTTCTTCTTAATACCCATAACTCTGTCTAACTGCTTTTGATAGTCAAAGAATTTATCAAATTTCGTATATACAGGCTTTAACTTTTTGCCTGCACGCCTTCTTGCTCGCGCTGTCATATTCAAATAGGCTTGCAAGTGGATTTCGTATTGTTTATCTACGATTTGAAGCTCTTTAGACTTCATTAAGAGCCGATATTCATAAGGAGTAATATTGTTCACTTGCTCCAAATTTTTGAAGTCTAGGTATCTAAAACAAGTCATCACAACACGTTCATACATTTCTTCAAATGTTTCTTCTACTTCGTCTCTGCTTCCTGTACGCTCATTAGTTGCATCACTTCTTTTCTGCATACATTCGCATGAGATAAAAAATTGATTACATCCTCGAAAACTTTATCAATGTCTTCAACATCTTCTAGATAGCTTTCAATCTGCGTTTTTTTCAATCTAGGAGACTGCCCGCTGTTCATATAGAAGATACAGTCTACTAACGCATCAATATCTCCTTCAATGATGCTTGCAACCATATATTTCAATCCAATTTCTTTTTTTGTTCCTGTGCTTTGTACATCAATAGCTAACTTTTTATTAACTTCATGCAAGAAACCAAATCCTGCTACTAGTTGATAGATTTCTCCATTTACTTCAATTTCCATGCTTTTACTCATTTAAAGTCCTCACTTTCTAAATACAAATATAAAAGGGGCAATTTCTGCCCCATCATGCGTTTATTACGCTTCCTTAGTTACATCCTTATAAACGTAAGATGCTACTTCCTGTTGCTCTTTTGTGACTGTTGCATATCCATCTGCACCATTTCCATTTGCTCCGAATGTTAAATCAACTTCAACGACTCCTTCTGCTTCTGATGAAATTGAGCATTCAGTCAAATATCCTTGGTAGTATTTAGATTTAAACTTACCGACATTTGTTTCAGTTCCTTCTTCCGCTAGGTTTACTTCCCAACATTCGACTAATTCATCTGCCAACATAGCCTTTTCTAATTTATCAATGATTGCATCACCTTTTGGCATAATAGATGTCGATGTAATTTCAATTTCTGCCACTGATGGTGTACGAATAGTTCCATCTTTTGTAGCGGTTGTATCTGCATCTTTTGTAACGTTTCGTTCGTTTTCTGTTGGGAAAGCAATTGCACTAGCATTTTCTTTCTTTGAATCTTTTGCAACTCTGAAAAGATAAATAAGCTGCTTACCATTTACCGCTTCAATTACTTTATCTGCGAACATTTGTAAATCAAATTTCATTATTTTCTTCCTCCTGTAATCTTGAAATCCAACTCTAGAACACCATGCATCAATGGTGCCCCTGTACTAGAATCCGATAATATCCGTTGGTTGATATTTTGGATCATAAAAGCAAAATTGTTTGTATGGTTAATTTGTCTAGCCACTTTCTTAATGATTTGCATGATTTCAGACAATTCTCCACGCTTCCTAGGATTGTTGTGCCATACATCCACAACTTGCGTGATAGTGCCTAGAATCATTGTTTTATTTCCATAATCATCAACAAGTTGACTGCTACCGATATAAACATACGGATATGGTGTGCCTTCACTAGGAAGGAACGTATCATAAACGCTTACTCCTTTGCTCTTTAACTCTTTTTTTAATTGCACTAGTAATGTACTAAATAATTCCTGCTGCGAATCCATATCATCACCTACTTAACTAGCTTTTTCATATCTGACTTGAACATTGGCACTTGTTGTTTGAACGCAGGTCTAACAAATGGTTGTGCATCCATGAAACGTGTTCCAAATTCAACATAAGGTGCATAATGTGTTGTTGGCCCTTCTGCATATGTGAATCCACCATCACGTGTTTCACCTCTGATACTCTTTTTAGTTGTTCCTATTGTATAGTCCCCTTTAAATACCGCATTGCTAACAGTTTTACTTTGCAATTCTATACCGTTTTGTTTGACTACTGTTTTCACATCTTCCAAAGAACAATTCTTTTTTAGCTTCTTCTGCAGTTTGTCTAATCCTCTTATTTCAACTTTTGCCATTTATTGCACCTCAGACAGAATAAAAGACTCCTTTGTACGGAGTCTTCTTGAATAATCAACTTTGTATCTCTTTTTACCAATTCGAATGTGATCAAAAGACTTTTGATAGATGTTCTGTATATGACAAGTAAGGCTACCTTGTCTGATTTGTCCGTATATCTGCATCATAGTTTGAGTTTTTGTATCCATTACGGAAGCCATCACCATATCTTCTACAAGTGAATCATCTTCATAGTTGCCTGTGTTCTCGTTATAAGAACCTTGCACAAATCTTTGAAAGTAAATAGGTTTATCGTACCTCATAAGAACCGAACCTTTCCTTTATTTTGATTGGCTTGCTCATCTCTCCAGGATTGAATCTCAGAAGAGAAAGAAGAGAAGTCATCATCATTAAATGACATTGACTCCCCTTCAACTGAATGTGTTTGAACACCCTCAGAACCAATCCTATTAAAGCGTTTGATGGACACTTCAGTAATGATATATTCTAGTTCGTCAGGTATGATTTGGACGCTTAGAAGCGTTTTAAGTCGACTTTCCGTAAGTCTTACAATGGTATCTAGCTTTTCATCATCAGTTTGCAAACCAAGAAGCAGTTTTACATCATTTAATACGGTTGTTGTCGACATATTCAATCACCTATGCCTTTAAATCAACAACTACATCACCTTTTGATACTGCTTTGTAGTTTTTGTCACATTCTACTACAGTGCAATGATTAGTTGCTGCTGCTTTGATATCTGCTCCTTCTTCGAAGTTCTTCCAAGATTTTACATCTGCACCATATGCCACTGTTTCTTCAGAAGCTCCTACCTTATATTTGAATTTGTTATTCATAGATTGTAACTGTTCTGCAACTGCTACTTTTGTAGTTCCTGATTCTTCACCTTCAGAAGCAGTCAATGTTAAATCACGTAAAGTTTGGGTATCTGCTTCACCTACAGCAAAGTGTGCAATTGCATCTTGATATTCACACATTAAACGTAATCCCATAATAGCGAACATATCAGAAATAGCACGATCATAGTTTCCTTCTACATGGAATCCTAAGAAACCAGTAGTGCTATCTGTAGTATATGAAAGTCCTGCTTTTACAAATTCAGAATCACTTGGATCTACGTAATATGCAATGATGTTGTTCATTGGAGTGGCTACTACTGTTTTTTCTGCTACTCGGTCTGTTAAGAATACAATATCTGCTCCTAAGAAGCTCTTAATGTATGTTAAACCGAATGCAGTCTGCATAGATACATTAGCTTCTCCTAAATAGCGGTAAGCATCCAATGTGTTGACGAATACGGCAATACCAGTAGTATTTCGTTTCATCTTTTGGAATTTGTGTTTAACATTACCGATTGCCATTGCAATTGCCATTTGCCAAGTTGCTTCATGTCCTACTAAGCTACCTAAATTCAACTGTTTATATAAGCGATCAGTGATGTTATCTTGTAAATCAATACGGAATTGTTCATCTGTATCAGATACTGCAGCTTCAAAACCTTTTTCTGCAATTGCTTCAATAGATACGGCTTTACGGAATTTCTCGATTCGAATTGTATCGAATACTTCTTCTTCAACTTTGTATTCGCTTAATGGAATAGATTCACCTTCTGCTACCTTTCCATCCTGTAATGTTCCTGTTACTTTCTTTGTTTTCAAAACAGAACCATTTGCTTTACGAATTGGGCGAATGATTCCTAATACATCCAATAAAGCTTGGATATTCTTTCCAAAACTAGTAACAAAATCAATTTCATGTGCTCTAACTTGGATGTTATCTGCTCCTGTTAATCCTGTGGGTGCTGCAAACATTTGCAAGTTCATACCTTTATAAATTTTTTTCATATGTTAGTTCTCCTTTTTCTATTACTGGAATAAATCCATGTTTTCCGCAATCATGCGTTGTCTTTCCATTGGATCAGTGATATTCAAGATTGATTCACGAGTTACACCTTTGTTTGAACTACCGCGTTTAGGACCGTTACCTTTCAGTTTTTCTTTAACTGCTTTATCTACTTCAGATTCAAACATCTTAACGAATGCATCAACCGCTTTCTTTGTTTTATCTGCATCTTGATCAACTAGAACAGATAAAAGGTCATCACCAACGTTAATATTGTGCTCTGTGCACATTTTGCGTGCTTCATTTGTCATTTCTGCGATTGCATTTTTTGCTTTCAATTCATCTAGCTCTTTTTGCACCTTGTCACGTTCTGCTTCTGCTCGTTCTTGTGCATTCATGTCCGCCAAACGTTTAGCTTCTGCTTTTTCTTTTTCTTGATCGGCTTTCCAACGTGCAAATCTTTTGTCAAGAATCGCATCCAAATCTTTATCTGAATATTTCTTTTCAGATGATTTGTCTTTTTCTTGGTTGTCTTGCCCTTCAGTTGATTGAGTCTGAGTTGATTGAGTGTTTTCTGTTCCTGTACTCTCATTCTCACTTGAATTTTCATCTGCAAAAAGTTGTAAGCAAAAAGGTAGTCTGTCATTGAATTTTTTCATAAATATTTTTCCTCCTATTTTTCTGACTTTGCTTGTCATTTCCCATATCTTTTTAAGGCTTAAATGCTTGGCCTATAACCCATACAGTTTAACGACGTGAATGCTTGGTCTTGTTTGGTACTGTGGATATGTAGACTTTATAAGTCTTGGCTTTTCCACAAAAAATGCACCGTTGATTACGTACTTCAACGATGCACTCTAGCCACTTGTCAAAATAAACTTTTTCGACACGCTCCAAATATTTGTGATTACACATCTCTCAGTTCCACACATTCAGGATATGCTTCTTCTGTGCCTTTGCAGCCTATTCTGAAGAAATTAATTGCTAATTCTCCAGCAAGGTCCAAACTTGAGATATACAACGTCTTGCTATCTTTATCAGGTTCGTAATATCTGCAAAGTGCATCAGATGTTTCGTCGATTGAATTGGCCAATGTCGCAAATAGTACTGAGATAGCGCTGCAGACGATATCTTTTCCTATCGGAGCGTAATGCGCATGGCCATTTACTTCAATCAGGCAATCACTTTCTGTCTGTTTAATCTTAATTTTTATCACATAGTATCACTCCCTTGCATAATAAAAGGCCACTCGTTTTGAGCGACCATAATTACATCATATTTTTTTAATACTCATCATTTAGTATGTTAAAGCGGAAAGGATATTGTTCGGTAAATCAACATCTGAAAGGCGGTCTTCATTTTTCCTGAATTCCTCTGAAATTTTGTCCCAGTTCTCATATAAAACTTTCGCGTTTTCCCAATCTTCCAAAAGATTTTCAAAAAAAACTTTATCATCTGTTATTTTACCATCTAAAACTGGTTTATTTTTCATAGTTATCAGTTCCTTTCTATACCAAAACTATAGCCTTTTTTTAGGAACTTTTCAATAGCAACATCTTTATCTTTGTACTCTTCAACTATATCTTTCATAACAGATTTTGCTTCTACAAAATTAAAGTTATCGAGTTTGTTGATATACCAAGTTTTTCCTTGATTTGTAACAATTGTCATTGTTTTTATAGTAGGATATGTCATAAAAACATTTATATCATTCATAGAAAAATAAGACAGTCCAGGATGATTATGTACTAACTCCAATGTTCGTTCATCAGAAGAAACTAATAAATGAAATGTATCTGAATCACCTAAAAAGTCTACACTATCCTCTGTCCCTTTTACAAAATTTGTCGGTGTCTTCTCGATGTTAGTTATTTTTCTTAGTGCTAAGACTTCATTACTATTATTGTACTTCTTTGAATAGGATAATAATTCTTGTCTTACAAGCATCGACGCATGAGCTTCATCCTCTGTATACCCTGTTGGTCTAACATTTTTTATTTTGTTTATAGCCTGGCTTGTAATATTTACTTTGTTTCCTTTTTTGTGTTGCTCTATTTGAGTATTAAAATCAATACTTTTCCACTCATCAAACCTTAAACTGTGTTCTCCATTTGCTAATCCATCTAGCCATTTTTCATACTCTTTGCGGTCTGAATAAGGTGCGAGCGCACAATGACAATTCGGATGTAAAGGTGGAGCGTTCTTGCCTATTTCCATGTCTTTAAGTTTGAATGTTTTGCCATCCATTTCTTTACATAATGGACACACATCTTTTAAGCCACAGGCTACATATTCATACTCATCTATTCCGTTAGCTTCGTAAGATTCAATCTGTGCTTGTGTTTGAACTCGTGCAATTTCTGTTCGCAACAATCTTTCTGCATTGCATCTTGATACATCGAATTTCTTTCGTATCTGAGGTATAAACTCTCTAGGATTCTTGCCTTGAATCAATGCACTGGATAAAACACTGGATAAACTGTTTTTTAGTTGGTCTTGATTTACCCAAATTCGTTCTGAAAAGGTTGCATTCTTAAAAGATGAATCTGCTACTGCTTTGGCCATCTTCGCATTGTCAATCACTGTATCACCTAAGATAGAAGCATTACGTTTGAGTTCTTCTAAATAGGCTCCTTCCAGTTTATCACCAGTATACGACTTCAATTCGTCATGGCCCGCCACAAGCTCTAATCCAATGTTCGCTTTTAAAAGCTCCAATCGGTTGACTTTCATTGCAAGATTATAAAGTCTCATCTGTTCATTGGCTTCATCTGAAAAGTTCTTTTCCTTTACATACTTCTTAGCTTTTCTTTGATATGCTTGGATATCTATGTTAGAAACTCTCTTTTTGGCTTCTGCCATAGTGATGTTTTCTTTATTGGCATAGCGAGTAAAAAAGGATTCGATTTCTTTTTCTACCGAATCCATCATATTTGCATATATTTCTTGTATTTCATCTGCATATTGCTTTTCATCCTTTAAACGTTTCTTTTTCCATTCCAGTTCACGATCTCGCCAATATGTTTTACTGCTCATCGTTTTGTGAATCCTCATTATTTTGGAAGATTCGGTTTTCAGTTTCTACCATATCATTCTCATCTTCCTTTTTGATACGTTCCATTTCTGCATTCGTATCCTCAACTGCCGAGATAAACGACAACTGGGTTTCGTGAGACACGATTCCTGATAATTGTGCAGCAGTCTGAGCTTCTTCTAATAAGTTTGCAGGATAATTTTGTGTAAACTTGTATTCAACCTCAAGCCAGTCATTCTCAGAACGATGTGTGATCGCATTACTAAATAAGACACGATATCTACGATTCATTCCAGATGTGAACTTTCGCTCTTTCGCCTTTGCCAGGTTTGACATAGAAAGAAGTTTATATCTCAATGCAATACCTGATGACGTTCCAAAGTTCTCATCATTAATATTGGCTACCATTGAGTTTTGGAAGATTAAACGCTCTAATCTGTTGATCAGATTTTCCTGTGTTGCATCTGCATTTGGCTTTGACATGAAATCAACTACAATTCCATCACCGCTTCCATCCATTGACTCAAAGTTAATTGTTCGATTATCACGAATGTGTACCAAATCTGAATCTTCTACTTTCGGACCTAAGATTTTTAAATAGGCATCTGCAAAGTAATCAACATCATTTGCTTTTTCTGACATTGCCTTGTTATAGGCATTGATCAAACTGTATGTTGATTCAAAAATAGACATACGTTCTTCGTTTTCAATAAATTCAGTGGCCGGAATATCGTTGAATCCATGCTCTACACCATTAAACACATGAAGGCCACCTTTATCGTTGAACTCATATTTATATGTTTTGTCGTAGATATATCCACGCATAACCTCGTCTACAATCTGATAAGTTACAAAATATCTAGGCTTCTGAACTGTTGATTCATCATAAACCATGAAACCTTCTCTTGGATCTAAATAGGTAATCCCTAGATTTCCATAATCGTCATTAAAATACAATTCATATCCTTTTCCAAAAACACTACAAATCTTAGATAGTTCTGCATTGTTATCGTCCTGATCATTGTATTTATCTAGCAAGTTGATATAATCATCGATTTCTTTTTTCTTAGATGACACTTTGATCGGAACGCCAATAAAAAAACCGTTGAATGTATCAACAATGTATTTTGCAAAGTTGACCACCACACGGTTATCTGGTTTATAAGATTCTTTATCTTTTTGATGTAAGATCGGATAATCACCAATATAGGCATCATATAGCTTTTTATACCTGTCTGTTATTAATGATTTATGCTTTGTTATCAATCCATTCAACACTTCAATATTAATGATGTCTTTATCGTCAGATAGCTTAAATATCGTATCCGGTTTAATAATGTATGCGTTCATTAAATACCTCCTTTAAATGTCCTTAATTTAACTCGTCCAAATGTATATTTTTCAACTGCATAACGCATTGCATCCATTAAGTGGTTGAAATCATCAATTGGGCGATTTATTTTGTTTCCTAATCTATCTTCATCCCATGTATAGTTACCAATTTCAGTTATGAAATTAACACATCTAGGATGAATGATGATTTCAAAATCTTGAATATATTGAATCCCATGTGTAATGGAATCCTTTCCCTTTTGTGACTTCTCAACACGAAGTCCATACCCCCTAAGTTCATCAATCGACTTAGGCTCTGCACAATCTGCCGTAAAAGATTTCTTTTGATAATGTGAGCTTTCAATCTCTTCATAAAGCTTTTTATTGGAAAGACCTTTTTTATAAATTTCATCCCAAACATAAATTTTTTTATTTTCTGTATCAATGAAACCTATAAAAACTGCAGCAGGATCATTTGTATACCCAAAGTCAATACCATTTACAGAATCACAGTTGATGACTTGATCTAGTGTAAATTCTTCTTCTTTCCAATTCTCATAAACCAATCCATCAACGATACCCCAATTTCCTAATCCTGCAACTTGATATCGCCTAGGATTTTTCTCCTTCATGTTATCAAACAATCTTAAATCGGCTTCATCTAGCCATTCATTACACTTATAATTGGTTGTGATAGCTAATATATCAGGGTCATCCTTGGCATCAAAGAATCTTTTTTTAAGCCAGTGGTGTTCATTCCCATTTGTGTTCATGTAAGGTCGTTAATCTTACACCGCTTTCGCAGCTCATTGTTACCAATGAGATCAGACTATATCACCATCTTGAATTTTTAAGATGCCCCCCATTTCCGCTCACTTGAGCGTACTCCATTAAAAAAACCGCATTAACTGCGGTTAGGATAGTCGTTAAACTTTTTTTATTTTCATTCCGTTAATAACACATTCGTTTGATTTAGATAATTTATTTATTAATTTAGTTGATAAATTATATCTCTTTTGTAATTGATATCCACTTATAAATACTTCACCTGTTGTCTCGTTTATATACTTTCCAGTTAGTTCGATTTCTATAAGCTCTCCAGATTCAACCATTTTATAAACCTTATGCCTTGTAACACCTAAACAATCAGCAGCTTCTCTCATTGATGAAAAACATTGTTTTCCATCTGGTGTAGAAACAGGCTTTCTTATTGAATTGTTTAGATCTTCTTTTTGTTCACCAGTCCATACATTTGCTATGGTCTTTTTGTGCTTTTCTGTATAAGCGATTTCTTTATCTATTGCATCTTTTTTTGTGCTTGCAGTATCAACGATTGCTATTTCAACATCTTTGAACAATTCAAGATTGTTTGCAATCATGTATTTATGTATTGGCTGTTGACGTGTTTTATCTCTAAAGCCTCTTCTATGCTCATTGATACGAGCACCGATTGTCCGTGTGCTTCCTACATAAATAATCTTTTGTGTTTTAATTTCTCGAAATAGATATATGTAATAAAATGGTGTTTGTTTCATATCTATATTTTACCATTATATTCCATTCCAAGCAACAAACGAAAATAAAACTTAGCTTTTGATTGCCCTCTCTTTCGAGTAGGGTTTTCCAAAAATTAAAGGGGTTTTCATATAAAATCACTTTTATATGCCGCAAAATCTACGGGTTGAAAGTAATCATCCACTGTTTCCAAAGATAAGGCGGTAGCTCACCACGAATCGACTCATCCAATGTATCAAAGTCTTTTTCGCTCGTTATTTCATAAGCTTCTTCGAGCCATACCCAACATAGAAACCCATAATCTACAGTGATGGATGTTATTTTTAATGGATCATCAAGTCCTCTAAAGAGAATCTTTTGTCCAGTCGGAAGATAAGTTGCTTCTAAAGGAGAATATTTAAATTCCCATAAGTGTTCAACCTCTAATCTTCTTGTTGCCCATTTCAAATCCGTGAAGCACGAATCTTTAAGCGTTCGATAAGTCTTACGAACTACCAATGTATTCGACTTATCATACTTCATCATGTTGTAGATGATTCGCAATGCAGTTGTTTTTGACTTCTTGGAAGCACGAGAACCTTTGCATGCTGCATAACGTCCCCTGAAGTTCCAATAGGATTTATATCCTTTTCCTACTATTTTAGGTAAATTGATAGATTTAGTCTTCAAGCTCATCCTCTCCTTCAAACTTAGGTACTACGATTTCTGCTTGAACTTTGTCTGTAAACAGTGAATATCTTTTTCCAAGTAATTCCGCAGCTTTATTTGCATCAGAAAGCTTTGCGGGAATCTCAACGATTTGAGGAACTTCTTCTTTGACTGTTTTCTTTCTTGGTTTTCCATCTCCTGTATCGACATACTCTGAATGCTCTTTTGTCACTGTAACGACAACAGATTCTTTCATTTCTCGTCGCATTACTTTTGTGAGGTATTCCATGACTTCTTGAACATCTGCCACATTGTTACTGTGTGCTTTCTCAAGACACTCATCCACATATTCTCTGATATGCGGTAAAGCTAATAACCTGGATGCATGCTTTGATGCATTATCTCGGCTCTTGCAATTCTTATAAACTTCCAAATAAGCATCCACTGCGTTCATCGTTATCAAATACTTCTCACAAAAAAGCTTTTGCTTTTCAGTCAACTTAGCCATAGAATTCCTCCTTTCATTATTTTGAAATTAAATATCTGTCTTAATGCCCTTTCCATCCTTTTCTTGGTGAGCCAGCTCCTCTTACCCACAATTGATCTACTTCTTTTGCTATTTGTCTTTTTCGACGACGTTGTTCTGAATCTTTATTAGCTAAATCTCGGCTTGTAAGCTTTTGTACTTTATAACCCATAGATTTTGCCCTAGAAGCTATATCGGATAAGGTCCTAGGAATTTCCCTACTTCCACTATCAGCAAATGATGCCCCAGAAAAAGAAAATACTTTCTTCCCTTTTTGCCTATACTCAAATACAGTTCCATCTCCTGTGGTAACAGTTAAACCAACTGTCCCCCCCGATTTACATATTGTCCTCTTCCACCCATAAGTAAATTTCCTCCTTATTCATGTATAAAAAAAGCACCTTGAATTAACAAGATGCTTAGATAGCGTTTAAAATTTAAACTGATATTTTTTAACAAATCGAAAAGGCGCTCCGATTCGAACGGAGGTTTCCTCAGTGCATATCGTTTTGTGATATGCATACATCAAAGTGTAATCACCCCTATACGACTACCTTTTCTTATTTTTATTTAACCATAAGCGTTTTACACGGTCAACCATCTTTCTTTCAACTGCTTGTTCCTCTACCGTCCATGTTTTCTTGCCCTCTCTATTACTTTATTTTTATAATAAATAACTTTTGTGCCTTTGAAATCATGTTCAATAGATTGGCCATAAATTAGAATTGCAGTAGGCTTAAGTTTATCGATCATGTAATCTACACCATCTTTCCAAATTGATCTTGCATATTCATCCTTGATACATCCAATAGTTGAGATTGCTACAACTCCTCCTGGTTCTATACCATCAAAACAGAATGTGTATGTTTCTCTTTCTGCCCAGGAAACTGTTGGAATCACACATATTCCTTGACTCTGAAGATAATGTCCAATTAATCTACTTCTATAGATATTCCATACTTTCATAGCTCTAGGCATATCCATATATAGAGAAAAATCTGGTGTAAGTACACAGTCATACTGTTTTAAGACATTCACATATCGTTCGGGAGTGTTCCAAATGCGCTCAAACTGATAATCATCAATAAACATATGAATTCCAGATTGATAATGCTTTGAAGAAATTGCTTCATTGAATCCAATTAACTCATTAGGCATATGAAGTGTCTTTTTAATAACAGGCATCTCAAATGGGCCATCTGTTTCATATGGATCATATAAATCTAGATTGTATTTTTTGATTGTTAGTTCTCTTCCTGGCATGGAACACCTCCTTTCTTGCATAAAAAAAGCCAAGACCTCTGCCTTGACATAATTTCTTATGATATTAGTTTACCACTTATTCAAGTACACAGTGTGCACCAATATAATAAAAGCCCATTTACCGGCTATATATATGGACTTATTCTTTATATATAATATTATTCTAATTAGATTGTATAGTTAATCTTGTTTGATTTCGGATCAACATAAAATCTAAAAGCTTTCTTACCGTAATCTTTTGCGTAATACGTTACGCCATCACGTGTAAAGTGAGTACAAAAAATAACTTTTTGTTGCTTCATATTACATTCCTCCTTTCACAATCTTGAAAGGAGCGTCGCAAAATGATACAATTCAATTGATCTATTGAAGAGTTTAGCCGCATTTTGTGTGCTCATCTCAAGATTTTAGAATCAAGTTGCAGCTTGATTCTTTTTTTTATATTCAATGTTCAAATCAATGTTCAAAAAAAGCTGAACATTCAATATAGTCTATTTTTTAAAATTTTCAACTTGTATCTTTGCACATTGCCAAGATACTTTACAATTTTTCACGATATCATTTGCACTCATATTTTTTACTAAATCCATAGGAACTAAAAGCTCAGCTGCAAATGTATTTGCTTGCCATTCCGGGTTTATATAGAGCGGAATTTCTTCGTTTGCTCTTGCAAAACGAATGTGATTCGCCGTATGGAAAAGGTAATGAAACAATTCATGCGCTAACGTGAATCTAGATCTCCCGTCTCCATTAATTGCTTTTTCGTAAACGTCTGACCGCACTACCATCTCATGAGTATCAGGATATGTTATAGCGTAATGTCCAGGTGTGATTTCATCTGGCTCAACAATACTCAGAGAAAATTCTTCATCAATTGTTGGCAACACAACATCAAGAAACTTAACTATCGGAAAACAATATCCCTTAATATTGAAAATTTTTCTAAGTCTTTTAGCAATTAATCGAATCTCATTTCTTGACAAACCATCCGCCTGGCACATTGTACTCATAAGCAACTAATCCTCCTTTAATACTTTTTCAATAGCTTTGATTTGATTCTCTGTTAATGAATCAAACTTTCGAGCAAAAGCATTGGCTAAGCCCGCTAAATCAGCATCTTTCCCAATCAGATTTATATTCACGTTCTGTTTAGATAAATCCGCTGCTTTTTCCAGATTTTCTATCTCATTCTGTGAAAGACTGTATAAAGAAGTTAATGAACTAATAAAAGATTTTGGAATTGCTTTTTTTCCATGCTCAATCGCAGATAAATACGATGATTTCACACCTAAACTATCCGCCATTGTTTTTAATAGTTCTCCTCGATCTAAACGAATTTTTCTGACTTCCTTCCCAAACGCTGTAAGCATAAAGCAGTCCTCCTATCATTTCTCTAATACCCATAGATATTATCTCATAAAAAATTAATATGTCAACTTTTTAAAGTTATTATTTTAACTTTGTATAGGTTAACTTTTTTACACTAAACTGTGTATCTCATTTCTTATATGTTTCCATAACCCTTTTCTAGAATATCCATATTTATCGGCTACATCATATGTATTCATATTCCAGAAGTATAGATCAAACAAAATATTCTGGTCTCGCAAAGATAAAAGTTCTATCGCTTTACATTCATTCAAACGTCTACGATAATAGTTAATTTCTGCCACCTTTTGAGATTCTTCTTCCATCATTTCTAAAGGACTTGTATAAGAACCATGAAAGGTCGGCATAGGAGCATTGGATTTCTCCTGCTCCTTTGTCAACCTAATTGGATTATGACTCAGCCCTAACATTTTATGATTCAGAACTTCTAGTTCCTCGTTTAATTCAATAATTCGATAGCAGCAATAATTAGCCGACTTCAAGTCATTCAACATTTGATTTACTTTTAATTTGTTCAATTTAACCACCTACTTCTTCTTTGCGACAACTGACCCTCTGTGCCAGGACTCTTCCCCACTACGATATCTGCGTTCATTTGCTCTTTCCTGATGTAGTTTGTACTCTTTCAATCCTAGATTCTCACGTTCAAGCTTTGCGATGTAATCAATGACATGATCCAGTTTATTATCCAGGTCAAACGATTCGTCTTTCGTTGCATTGTCTCAATCATGCGTAGTTCTGAGTCTTTCATTATTTTTCCTCCTTGTTGTTTTTTTGAAGAAATCCATTCAAGTGTTTTGAACGTTTCCTCGTTTTGTTTTTTTCTGCTTTAAAACTTCGCCATTCTTCGTCAGAACGGAAGGTCGTCTGATGCAATCTCAAGAGCATCAACTTCGGCTTGTTGAGTCAAGCTTTGCGCATACTGCACATTCGATTGATTGTGATTCCTTGTCTGAGCTCCATACGATTGATTCTGAGCGTAATTTTGAGTGCCATAGGTATTTGTAACTCCTAGAGTGCTTTGCTCGTTAAAATCATTTCTAGGTGTCAAAAACTGCACGTTCTCTGCGATGACTTCTGTTACATAGACTTTCTGCCCTTGCTGGTTGTCGTATGAGCGTGTATTGATTCGGCCTTCAATGCCTAGCTGATTGCCTTTCTTCTGGTACAGTTGGATGTTGTCGGCCAGTTTGTTCCATGCAACGCAGTTGATGAAATCAGCATCTTGTGTTCCATCCTGGTTTTGTCTTCGATTAACCGCCAAGGTAAACGAACAGACACTTGTTCCGTTTGTTGTTTTTCTGAGTTCTGGATCACGTACTAAGCGACCAATCAGAACCACTCTGTTGATGTCCTGCATAGACTCACGCTTTCAATCCGCAATCATTCGCGATTGCCTGCATAGATTCGGCCATCATCTGGCGCATCTTTTTCGTGTCAGCATTAACCAAGTCGACCAGGTCGTTGAATTCCGCCATGTTGATCGTGCTCTTGAAAGCTTGATACTTCTTGACAAGTGTTGGCTCAACTTCCGGTTCTTCTTCATACACTTCTTCGTGAACCTGGTTTGACAATGGTTGTTGTACCGGTTCTTCTTCCTGGATGGATTCAACCACCTGAGTTTCTTCTGGTTTCTGCTTAGGTTCAGCATTGACTACAACCTCCTCTTTGGCCACAACTTCGACTTTAGCTTCCACTTGCTTTTTGGGCGGTCTGCCACGTCGCTTTGCCACTTTCTCGACGATATCCGATTCACGAATATTCATTCCGTTGATTCGGTATGGTGCTACGTTATCTGAATCGTCAACGTATGCGATAAGTCCTTCTCTGTCCACTCCAGCACAGTGATAAACGACTTTATCACCAGGAGCGTATTTGAGTTCTTGTTTTTCGGTTTGTTTTTTAGTTTTCATTTTCACAGTTCTCCATTTTTGAGTTTTTCCTGCAGCTGCGCTAATTCGCTTTGCAGTTGTTCTTCTGACATCTGGACTGGTTTAGCATAGAATTTCTCATCTAGCTGGATCGCTTTGATTCCTGGATTGTCTTCTTCGCGTTCCGCTTTGCTCCATTTCTTCAAAAGTCCTTTCCAGTCCCTGATAGGGTCATTGCCTGTCTTCCATCCGGTGGATTCGTAGTGTTTCCAAAACTTTTTGGCATCTACGTTCAAGTTGTGTTCCTGGATGTAGTCCACGATTTCTGAAATGGACGGTTTAACAAAACAGTCAGTCCAGTCAGTCTGCACATTTTCGTTTGTTGCACTTTTTGACGCAGCCACACTATCTAACTTCTGACTACTGACTGACTTATCTCTAGACTCTAGACTCTTATCTCTAGACTCTAGACTCTTTCTCTTATCGGACAATGTCCTTTTTTTGTCCGGGACAATGTCCTCTACTTTGTCCTTCGATTTTTTCTCTGTTTTTGAGCTCGTTTTTCGAGTGTTTTTTGAGCCTTTTTTAGGACTCTTTTCAGGCGGATTTTTCTTCTTATTTTCACGATACAATCTCTTTTTTTGTGCCCATCCGGTTTCTGATCCAATCATCGATTCATAGTTTGCAATCTTCATCACATTGTTCTCAGATACAATCAGTCTTAAATTCTGGAATAATTCAAGGGCCGCTCTGACTGTGTCTGCGGAAAAAAACTTTGTGTCACGTGCAATTTTATCGACACTGTATGGAACTAATATATTGCCAATTTTTGAGGCTAAAACACCATCTGTGTTTGATGTCATGGTGCACAATTTTATGTATAGAGTTACGTATTTACATCCGTCTTCCTGGGATAAAAGAAAATCGATTGCGTCACTTTCGAAAAAATCAGTCTTCAACTTGATCCAATAATAAACTTTGCTATTATCCTTGATTTCCGACATATGCAATCCTTTCTATTCTTCTTGTTCTATTTCATTTATAACTACCATTACACATGGTTTCTGAGCATATCTCTTGAAGACATGCAGGTCTGATACTTGCTTATCATCTTCGAAAGCCACTTTATTTAAAGAGTCCAGTACAACCTTTGCAATGTTGTCGGAATCTGGCTTCTTTTGTGGTTGGATTTCATTTGCGAGCATCTTATTTAGTTTCACTTTTGATACATTCTTAGGTGGCGAGAAATACGCGAAAATCTTCACTTCCAGGGACCCTTCCAGCATGCTTGGAGTACCACACTGTTCCATGAAGCTTAATCGCACTAGATTCTCATATTCAACTGTTTTAGGTGGTGTATGCACACTTACATACTTACCACGATTAGAGAATCGAGGCCTTCCTTTGGACCCCGGTTCTCCTGGTACTACAAACTGATAACGCATTATTCTTTGATTTCTCCAGTCACTGGATCTTCACCAGGTTGTTCCTGATATTCTGCATCAAAGAATTCGTTTGGAACTTCTGTCATATCTTCTTCAATCGTTGTCTTGATTGATTCATCTGTATTCACTTGCTTAACGAATTCAGTCTTCAAAGGAGCATATTTAAGCAACTTCTTCAAAACTGTTTTCTTGGCCATTTCATCAAAGTTTGTTTTCCATGGCTCACTTGAAAATGATTTTGAATATTTTTTCGCATGATCAAGAACATCTTCATACGACATGACCTGGAATCCTTGGCCACCATTCACTAATTTGAACGTTGCATAATAATAGATTGGCTTCCCTCGATTCGTTCTTGCTGGTTTATGCTTAAGCACTGGATCCATACCAAGCTCATACTCAAATTCATCATTTTCATAAACGACTTGAGCATCAATCATCTTGACTTCGCCTGAACGATATGCCAGGTCAATCAATCCTTTGTAGCCAATCTGGAACTGACAAGCTTCGCCATATGGAATCAAATAGGCTTGTCCTAACGGAGTGTTTGGCTCCAGTCCTAATTGTGCTGCATTCATCATTGCAGCCAAGAATGACTGCGGAGTACATGATGCTAACTTGGCATTATTAGATACCGCAGACAATGCGATTCGTGTAAATCGTTCTGGAGTCATTACACTAGGCAATGCTTTTGCGATTTCTCCTGACATCACAGAAATATAGTCTTTAATTGTTTGTGGCTTTTTTTTGGCCACTTTATTCGACTGCGTCTTTGCAATCATTCCTTGTTGATTTGTTGTTGTCATAAATATTTATCCTCCTACTGTTCTTTGACTAAAAATCTTCTCATTTTTCTTTGTGTTAAGTATTGATCATAAAGTTCAGGCTCATCTTTTCTGAATTCTTTAGTATCGAATGTATTTGATACCGATGTTTTCCATGTAACTTTGAACTTGTCAGATGTTCCAATACCAGAATCACCTAAGTAGTTCTTAACTTCATTCTCATGTTTTTTCTGAATATCCTGAAGCTCCTTGATTTTATCTTTGACAAGCTTCAATGCATCCAGTTCCTGCTGCAATGGAGTTAGATCCACAATGCTATCTTCATCGTTTTCAACCGGATGAAGTTCACTGATTGCTTGTGCAGTGGAATCCGAACCATCGATTGGCGGTTCAATGTCGTTCTCAACACAGTTCCAGAATTCTTCTTCTACCTCAATCAATGCATTGATTTCCTCATCACTTCTAATGACCTCGTAGCAATACAAATCAACTCCAGGAATATAAATAGCTATATACCACTTAGAAAGTCCTGTAACTGCCATATAATGCATACACTGTGCATAATACTGAGGCGGAATATTTCCCTTCTGATACATATCCTTGTTGTATTCAGACGTTGTCTTGATTTCAAGACCTGCGTCTTCTCCAACAATCAATCTGTCAACGTTGGCCAACATGAATGGATGATCTACAGATTGAAATGAAAATCCACTCTTTCGACATTTCTTGCCAGTTTCTTCTTCCCAACGTTTGGCCACATAAGCTTCTGCATCTCGACCAAATCGCATACGCTCATTGTCAATGTTCTCGTGGATTCGGCCAGTCTTTTCACACCATAGTGCATAAGCCGATTTGTATTTGTTCATGCCTAGAACAGAACCGGCATCAGAGCCACCAATTCCCTTTAGACGATTGTCCAGCCACTCTTCATGAGTAGCTGGTAATTTATGTTTGATTACTTTATTCATCTTCATTTGATTCTTCCTCTTTTTCTTCTTCTGGTTCACCTGCATCATCTATGTACCGGTTGTCATTCCATTCTCTCCAGTCATCGATATCCTTAAAGAATGGCATTGCTAGTTCTCCTTGAATGGTGGATGCTCCGCTAGAAATCTGTCCATTTCACCATCGTAGCATTCTCTACAGACTGCAAATCCAAATCCATATGCAGTATGTACTTCTCTCGATGTGTACATCTCACCATATTTGTGTAATCTGCCATATTGTGCACATGGCACCATCTTTTCCATGTCTTCTTCATACGTTCTACATTCATCAGGAAGAAGAATGTCTTCATACTTATGCAGCTTTGTATTGTACTTTCTTGCTCTAATGGACATAGCATTTACCTCTTCTCTTTCCACCGTTAATTTCGCAATAACTTCTTAATTTTTGATTCATCGCAGCATCGAATGCATCTACTGCACTTTCAAAGCAATCAGCTATCTGATCTGCTTCTAGATCGAATATAGATCCAATTGCATATATACTAGGATTTGCATGTGCTTCAATATCCAGCATAGGCGAAATACTAACTTCATACGCACTGTCTAAAGATTCCAAGTATTCTTTAAGTTCAGATTTGATTTTCGCAAGATCATCAGGATTGCTAGATTTTGCGATATCTTCCTTTAATTTATCGAATCTTTCCTTGATTTCATTGATTTGAGCATTTCTTTCAAGTATTTCCTCTAAGCTCGCTTTTATTGGTTCGCGGTATCCCTTTTTTTCCATGTTGATATTTCCTCCTAATGAATCTGATGATCGACTTTGTTCATGTTGATTTGTCTTTCAAGTTCTTTTGAAAAAGCCTGCGTACACGCTTTGAAGCATTCAGTGATTAGATCAGGCTTCATATTTGTGGTAATTCCAAAGATTAAAGCACCGGCTTTGGATTCACCAGTTACAACCGGACTATCAAACCCAGGAATCACTCTCAATTCAAATGCTGCTCCGCAATTCTTAATTAGATTCTGGAATTCTTCTATAATTGCGTCACCCTCTTCTTCCGATACATCACCTTGTAGCTTTTCATAAAGCTCATTAAGTTTGTCATTCATTTGACTATATTTTTTCGACTCTTCATCGAATTCATTTCCGTTCTTTTTTAATGTGAACTGTTTCATTTTTGATTTTCTTCTTATTCATTCATACTCAAACCCTGCAACCTAGGTACTGCAATCTGCTAATTATTTATGCCCAAATTCAAACGTGTTTTTTTTGCTTTATCTTAGGAAGTTTAACCAGTTACGATCATGGATTTTTTGACGTGCTTGCATTATTTATGACAATTTTTTAAGAAGGTATTGAAATATCGGTCTATTATGAAAAGAATGATCCTTTTTTTAGCAGACCACGTCACTTACGGCAATACCCAGGTTGCAAGATTTGAGTTATTTGTTTATAATTTAGTTGTTAAATTTTGATTGACCACTTTCCTAATAAGTGGTCTTTTTTATATCCTTCTTGTGCTACGCAGCTTGATCAGGTTATCCAAATAAGGCTGCAAGCCAAGAACATTAATTACCTTTGCGGTTGGCCATCCGAAACAATTGGATTGAACGCCAAGCTTATTCAACTCAGTCTTAACCGTTGCGCTGCAACATCCAATAATCTCTGCCAAGTCTCCCTGCGTGATATATGCATACTTTGTAAGCTTCTGGATCTTGTCCTCAACTTCTGCATCATATTCCATACAAGAGACTGTTCTAATATTCTTCATAAGCTGAACTCCTTTCTACAGTCGAATAGACTGGAGGGTCGTACATACAAACGCAGTAGCGATCATACATCCAATCACTAACACAACACTCGCAAATAACATCCAGTTTGCGAAACGCTGCTTTCTGCGCACTGCCTTCTCTCTTTTATCTAGATCAGCATAACGATGCATCATCTTTGTATATTCTGTTTGATGTGGATTGTTTGCGAATGGAGCCAATTCACATTGTTGTTCTTTGATTTCATCTGTTTTTTTTACAGTTCTTTTTTTCGCATCTGTTGCTTTATTGGCTGATGTGTTTGCTCTTGGCATGTTTATATCCTTCACTTTCTATTTTTTCGATTGCTTCATCCAATTTGAATCTGAAATTGAACTCTTCTATATCCTGCATTCCTAGATAATAAAGAAGATCAATATCATCGTGATTGAATACGTAGCAATGTTCCTTATCCATATAGCCTTCTGGCCATGGACATCCTGCATAGTCATAGAGATTCTTTGTTTTAGGATTTGCTTGAAGTCTTCCGATAATCATCAACTTCTTTGTTCCTTCTTTAAGAACCACGACACTTCCAATAGGTAATAATTCTTGCATGTTCTACTCCTTTCTACTGCGTTCTACTACGTTTCTACTACGTTCTACTATGTTCTACTACGTTCTGGTGCAGCACTTGAGGTGCCACTTCTTACTGATCAACATGATTTGGTTACTGTTTTGTGTGCGAACACTTTTGTCCGATTAATTTTTAGATATTAGAGCAATAATTAGTTTTGGAGGCGATTCTTCACCTCATTCTTTTATGATAAAAACAAAACAGCGTCTATTTCTTTTGATTTGCGAACAAGAGATATTTTCATGTCATTCAGATTTTGCCATGTCAGTATGATAAGGGGACCTCATATTTTAGAATCTAGATTCTGCGAATGTTTGTAGGTAGCGCTAGAACCATGATTCTTGACGATAGCAATGAGCACTAATGGAATCTATTCCTTTCTATGCTTGAAATGACACCTCAAGTACTGCCCAGAGAATTTTTTTGTTTATGTGCACTTTATTAGCATCAATGTTAAGTAAGAGTTACACTAATCTTTACTTTCTTTAAAAGCTGGATTTCATTGCGAAGTTCAGCTTCTTTTTGTTCTACCAAAGCCATATTAAAGCCTCCGTCTACGAACATTTCATGAAGCTCCTGGCTTAACTTTTCGATTCTTTGATAGTTGTCGATTGTAATATCAACCTGTTTGGGTTCTACTTTTAAGCTCATGTTCATTCTCCTTTGTATGCTTTTTCATTTCATCCAGTACTTTATCCAGGATATGTTGCCAGTCCTTATCCAATTTATTCAGATAATGGACTCCGACTGAGTTGCCTATGATCATTGACACAAAGAAAGACACAATCAAACTGGTAAAAGCTGAATAAATAAATATAAGTGCATAATTCATTTTCTATTCTCCTTTAATAATTGGTTATGTTAATATCTCCTTTGAAAGGAGGTATTCAATATGTATAGTGAAGAAGAGTTCGCAAAACTTATTCAGTCCAATACTTTATCCAAGGCTATTGAATCCATTGATCGGATGAATGAAACTCTTAGAAAGGGTTCTGTGATTTCTTTAAAAGCTCCTGAAACTACTCTAAAAGCTATTGAAAGCATTCAGAAGAGTATTGATTCATTCAAATGTGAAACCATGTTTCCGAATCTTATGTCTTTATCAAAATCTCTTGATCGTCTCAAATCTTCATATTCCTCTGTTTCTTCAAGTCCCAATCAAGAAGAAACTGTTTCCGATGAAGCCTGTGATCTAGCAAACGGGATTGTCGATAAGATGGAAACGGATCTCGTCTTTAACAACTGCACTTTCAACATAAATGTTCCTGAGAGATCTAACAAATGGACACGCTCAGAAATTCTGAGTCTTATTCAACTAATCGTTGCGATATTAGCCTTTGTTGCTGGATGCATCTATAGTCCATCAGATGAATCAAATGTTTCGGATGACTTCACGCAAGAAGTCAATCAATTGATTGTTGACACCAATAAGCTCGCTAATCTTAGTGTAGATTCCGTTAATCTTACACATTTGGATGAAACAGCCTAAAACAATTAAAATTACTGAGATTGCATTTAGGCAAATTGCTCTATCAAGACTTCGAACCCGATCTTCGAGGTCTTTTATTCTTCTTTCTTGGTCCATTTAACATTCTCCTTTGTATGCTCGTAGCATACTTTTTCTGATTTTCTATGTGATACAATCTCCTTTTGGAAGGAGGTGTATGTAAATGTCAAATCAGCACGTGACTAAACGTTCAGATGGTAACTGGCAAGTTCTTGGTGAAGGTAACTCCAGAGCTACAGTTGTTACTAAAACTCAAAGAGAAGCTATCAACAAAGCAAGAGACATTGCTATCAACCAAAGAGCCGAAGTTGTCATTCATGGTGTGAATGGTAGAATTCGTAATAAGAACAGCTACGGAAACGACCCTTGCCCACCTAGAGACAAGAAGTAG